GCACAACATTTAAACATCATGTTGAATACTGACGCACTAAGTTTCAGTGAAGATACTAATGTTCATTAGGAGATAATATGTTACAAGCACTTATAGGACCGGTTACAGGTTTACTTGATAAATTCATCGAGGACAAAGATCAGAAGAATAGATTAGCTCATGAGATAGCTACGATGGCGGATAAACAAGCACATGAAATTGCCAAGTCTCAGATCGAAGTAAATAAGGAAGAGGCAAAGTCTAGGCATTGGTGGATAGCCGGGTGGAGACCTGCGTGTGGATGGATATGCACTCTGGCAATGGGGTATCATTTTATTATTCAACCATTCCTAATATTTTTTTTAGCTTTATTTGGACTCAAGATGGAGATACCGAGCTTCCAGATGGATACACTCATGACAGTTTTATTTGGAATGCTGGGTCTTGGGTCATTGAGGAGTTTTGAAAAACATAAAGGTATTACTAAGTAAGATGCAGTTATCAAAACATTTCAAGCTAGAAGAATTTACGAAAAGCCAAACCGCTGCTCGTAAGGGGATAGACAATACTCCTCCAGAGGATATCATTCCTAAACTAACTTTTCTTTGTAACCAGATACTCGAGCCGCTAAGAGAACGTATTCAAAAAAGTATTATAATTACTAGCGGGTATCGAAGTCCTGAGCTATGCCTTGCTATTGGTTCAAGTCAAAACTCACAGCACACTAAAGGGGAGGCTGTGGACATCGAGGGTATCGGTATCAGCACGTTAAGTCTAGCTGAAATGATTATTAATCACTTCCCTTTTGACCAGGTAATTTTAGAGTGCTACAAGAAAGGCGATATGAATAGTGGGTGGGTTCATGTTAGTCTGACCTCTGGTGAAAATCGAGGAGAAGTATTAACATTCGATGGTAAGCAATATCATAAGGGTCTGCTCGTGTAATGTTTGAAGTTGTCACAGGTAGGATTGGGGAACTAATCACTGCCCTAAGACTCACTCAAATGGGAATTGAAAATACAATATGTCCACTAAATGGATCTGATATAATTGCATTATGTAATCACAAACTATATAGAGTGCAAGTCAAAGCTCGGAGTGTTCCAGATAGTTCTAGACCCTCACACTTCATGTGGACTACGAGTTATTCAAGTAAAAAGAAAGTTCCTTATACCAGAAAGCATTGCGACATAATGGCACTTGTATCTATTCCTCATGAGAACGTATACTTCATGCCTGTAATTAATGAGACGAGTGTTACTAGACGATTAAAAGTAGAAATATTTGATGATAAAAGCATAGCCTCCTCCACATGGGAAAAGGCTATAAGTGATTTAGATAACTCGGATAGAACGAGCTAGTCCTTTGACCTTCGATATTCTATTTTCTTTTTCAAGATTAGATAAGGCTAACTGAACTGCTGAACGAGTATTATGATTTAAGCTATCTGCTATCTCACTTTGTGTGGGAGGAAATCCATTGCTCGATACATAAGATATTATAAAGTCATAGACACTTTCTTTTAATGGTTTACTCATCTTCAAACCTCTTTACTCTGGCATCTATTTCTGCAAGTTCATTTGGCTTTTGCTTTCTCATGATATCCATAGTCGGTTTATTCTGTTCGAAGAAAGCTCCGATTGCCATGAGTCGTTCATCTTTAGTCTTGTCCTCATAGTTTTCAACCTCCCATACCCATCTATTTATACCTTCTATAGCAATATTTACATCGGAATAAGACTCAGACTTGTTACCAGGAAACGATAGCTTGTATTTGGCGTTTTCCTCGTCCTCAATAAGCCTTTTTAAATCTTCGGCACTACCTCTCATTTGACTAGCATTTTGCGTGGTGGTGCCTTTCTCTGTGGCTTGTTCATTCCGTTGAGCAGTGTCCATCTCATTGGCTGAGGCATATTCACCTCCAGACAAACCTAAACTTGATAAAGCTCTACCGATTGCACTTGTCTCTGCATTTTCAAGGGCTGAAGTTTTATTGACATAGCCGGCTCCTCGAAATTCTTCCGCATATCCAGAACCAATGATGTCTCCTTCAAGACTTTTTATAATAGCCTTTACAACTACTCTTTTACCATCGTCAACTTTAAGAAAAGTTTGGATGCCGTATGTAGTGCCGACATGCTTTCTAAAAACTTCTACACGATGAACAACTTGGGTGTACTTCTTTCCACCTTTCTGCATGACGCCATGCGTTTTATTTAACGAGGATATTTCCTCCATGATTTTTTTTAGTTCATTCATTATTTATCTCCTTAACTGTAAATTTTTCATATTGTAATTCTGGCTTTGCCGGAATAAGTTTTTCTGGCTGAGCCTTTCGAACTATTGTATCAAGCGATACTTTTTTATTATTTATCATGATATGATTTTCACCTTCAGATTTAAGAGTGCGAACAATCTTTTCTCTTGTTTGTTCTTTCAAAAGTTTTTGTTCCTTAATCTTATTATCAAAATCATCGAACTGTGTAATTAGATCCACAACCTCGTTACCTCTTTTATGACCAGACCAATCGACAAAATTTTTTTTTGTTTCATTATCGTAGTCATCATCATAAGGTATATCTTTGTCAACTCTATTCCAGAAATCAACAACCGACTCTACAATTTTATCAACAATAATTTTTTCTGGTTTGTAAACATACCAATTCATCTTGAGATTAGGACCGAGCTTACCTATGATTGCCCATTTAAAACCAGAGCAAAACATCTGAGCTTGAACTTGAATTAGATTCTCATAACTCGGCGGACCGGGTTGGTCTTGTGTTTTTATTTCGCAAACTCCGAATCCCTCAAGGTCAAACTTTTCTCCGGTTTGTTCATCATGATAGTGCAAAACACCACCCTTGATTTCAAGGATACCATCGAGAGATGCTGCCATCTTATATTTGACATTCCTAAATCCCTCTTGTGGAATGGTAAGGTTGCAACACAACTGACCACCCTGTAATGCACATAGCTCGTCCAGATAATCCGAAGTCCAATTTCTAAGTCCAGGCTCTAAGTATTGACCACGCTTAGCTGCCATTGGAGCTTGCGTACTATCCATACTTTCTATATCTCCACTCAGTATTCGTCTGAATTGAATGCGAAGATATTCTCTGGTGTGAAAGTTATTCTTACCTAAGAATACAACACCAACTTTAGATGCACCTATCTCATGTCCGTCCTTACTAAACTTATTAATTTCGGCTGACATCTGGAACCTCCTCTATTGACCTTACGTTTACCTCGTAGCATGCATCGTCCAAGGCACACCCTACAATCATAAATATGTAAAACATTAACATCATAAAAGCAATAAAGAAAATAGTAGGAACCATGTCCGACCATTCTCTGAATATACTTTTTACTTTTTGTAAATAAACACTCATGTTATCTCCTTTTGTTACAGTGTTTGTAGTCTATCTAATGCACGTTTAACAGTAGAGGCACTCCAACAGCTATTCCTAGATGTCTTTACACTTCTCGCATTTAGATAGTTAGCCATGCCGAGCAATGACTCGGAATGATTCTGTGCGTCTTCCAGATGTATTCTGATCTGACCAATGTAAAAGTTAGCCTTCTCTTTTCTGGATTGACTAGCCCTGGCTCTCGCCTTATCCATAAACCCATGAACACCGAGCTTAGTCATTTTGCGATTTGTTGATTTAGTAATGTAATATCCTTTGTCAGCTATCGAGGCTTGCATCTCTTGGCACTTCTGTCTCTGTTTCTCAGATAAATCTCTGCGATACTTGTCAGACATAGTTGCCTCAAGCACAAACATAACTCTATTTTCATCTTTAGTTAAAGTTGGTTTATCAGAAATTATTAGATTAGTAGTTCGTTCATCTCTGAAACTAATAAGGTCATAATCTAATCGACCCAACCTAGATAGATCAGAGACAATTATCTTTGTATCTTTTGGAAGTTTTTTTAGTAATGGACCTAGCTTTGGTCTGTCGTATATTGGAACTTTACCAGATACACCCTTCTCTTCCACATAAATTATTTCACCTGTAATGTTGTTATCTTTAATAGTTTTTAGATTTAAAAAATTCTGTCTACTACCTTCGACTTTGATATGGTCGTCTGCACTCCATCTTACATAATTTATTGTTGTCATTATTTATCTTCCTCCTTCCACTTCTGTAAAATTTGTTCTCCTGTTGAATCATCAATATAGTAAACCCAACCATTGATTGTTATGTAAACACACTCTTTTGATCTCTTATCTATTTTCATAATTACCTTCCTCTACTTAGATATACATTGTTGACAGATAGGTTCTGTAGTTCTAAAACCATGCATTACCATTGTAGGAATCCCATCTCTGTTTTCATAGTTTACTTTGCTTGGACTTCCAATCGAGATAGATTTCTTTGCGTATTTATCACCTCTCTCTATGTTTGACTTACAGCTGTAACACTTGTAACTCTTTCTAGCTTTCGTTAATTTAGCCATGTTTTTCTCCTTCTCAGTTATAGGCATAATTGCCTAGTTTACATAATAATACATTGTTGATACTATTGTCAAATCCTAAATGTATTTTTTTTGTATCCAAAATTTCCTTCCCAGAAAAAAAGCAAGAAGAGTACATTTAGGTTTAAGAAAGGGTAAATAATATGAAAAGTTTTTTAGTTAGATTAGACGACAAAGTTTATAACAAGTTAAAACGTGAGTCTAAAAAAAAGAGAGTGCCGATGGGCAGACTTGTCGAACATTATTGTGAGATGTCTATTGGTGATGATAGTAAATTTAAGCAGCTGTTTGGTTAGATGATTGGTAAAACAGCGATAGCATTGTGGATAGTTGTGCAATCGGCATACCCTCCACCTGGAAATAATATATTCATTGGTAAGTATCCCAGTTGTAAAAATGCACAGGAGATTGTAGATAAATGGATGGAGACTCATCACAGACCAGAGGGTTACGGTGGGTGGGTGTGTATCAAGTGGCATGAACACTTGCGCATTATGAAAATGGTAAAACTGCTTGACGGTGTGAAGGATGACTAAATACAGAGCCATAAGAACTGAGGTTGACGGCATAATGTTTGCGTCAAAGAAAGAGGCTTTTAGATATAAGGAGTTAAAGTTTATGAGAGACGAGAGAAGAATATCGGATCTAATATTACAACCGAAGTTTCCGATTGAGGTGTGCGGAAAGAAAATATGCACATACATAGCAGACTTTATGTATCATGAGAATGGTAACCAGATTATCGAGGACGTGAAAGGAGTGAAGACTTCGGTATATCGAATCAAGAAGAAATTAACAGAGGCTATTTATAACATAACAATCAAGGAGGTATAATGAACAAGATTAACTTAATCAACCCAGAACATTACAAACAAGAAGGACAAGAATGTATAGATTATATTCGAGACAGACTCGGTTACGCCGGATTCAAATCATACTTATTAGGTCAATGTCACCGTTACCTTTATAGATTTGACTACAAACATAAACACCTGGACAACTTAGAAAAGCGAGAGGGTATGCGAACTGATTTAAAGAAGGCTCAATGGTATCTGTGTCGGTATATTGGTCTCATGGATTACGAAATAAACGAGCTGAATAGACAAGCAGAAAAGGACGAGGATAGTCCAGAGATGGGAGAACGTCCAAGTGACACTGAACTATAGTGGAGAAACTCATAGACTTCTGGCAATCGAGGCAACGGAGTTCATGTTGGATTGTCTTAATAACGATATGAAACTCAAGGATATTCAGGAGATGTATATTAAAAAAACATTAACTACTTTGACTTATGGTTCTGTGTTACAACAATTAATAAGAGAACATGTCGATTGTCATAACAGATTAGCCAATGAACGCAAAGTACAAACCGCATAAGCTGAGATGTGTTTACTGTGATAAGATATTTTATAGTGACGATCCTTTTGTATGTACAGCCGATGGTTCTGTTTACGAGTTAGAATGCCATGAAAAGTTTATTAAAGATGACAGATTACGAAGAAAAAAGACGCAAGAAAATACTGAGTAACGGTGTTAAGAATAACGTACAGAGTGTATACAGCACAGGACCATTCACTGTTATTCCGTCCAGAGCTTTGAATGATAAGCGATTCATGAAACAACCACATAAACTCATGGTGTTATGTATTATCTGTAGTAGTGCAAACAATTACACAGGAGTATGCTATCCATCTCAGCAATACATAGCTAATAGAATCCAGAGAACTCAATCCACTGTATCCAGAGCCATCACATCTCTATTGGAATGGGGATACATCAATAGACTTCGGAAAGGTTCGCCATTAATTACCAAGCCTTCTCGATATGGTAAGTCAAGTATCTATCGAGTAATGTATGACCCATCAATGAGCGATAGAGAAGTATATTCGAGAGCCTTAAATAAAGATGAGGAGTTGCAATCTCAACAGGAAAAAAATACAATAAAGCTCATGGAAAAAAATAATAATAAAAACAATCAAATATGCACCACACGCATATCAGAACATGCACCAGATGCATATAAAATAAGACTCAATAGAACTAGACTAAACAATAATACTATAAATACTAATAAAGAGAATAGATTAAATGAATTGGAAATGATGAAAGAGTACAAGAAAATCCATTTTGAAATCTACAAAGCTCAGTTCATTCCAGACAGAAGGGATTGGCAACAGATGATTAAGTTGATTGAGTACCAAGATAAACATGTCAATCTAACTACAAAGATTAAAAGTATATTGAGAGGTAAAAAGAATCCGAGTAAGCCTCCGTTGTTTCCTATATCGTATGTGAATGCTGCTCTGGAACCAAAGGCTGTGACGACAAAGGATATAATCAAGGACGTTGCCAAAGCAATGAAACCTAAGAGGAGATATAAGTTTGATTAAATTTAGCAACACTAGAGTGAAGTCTAGAAATGCAAAGCAAGAGATACGTTGTAATCCACTCACAATAAAAAAAAAGACGCAGTGTCTTGAGGCGTACCCAGGGGGGGTGGGGTGTGTATACGTATATGGGGATGCCACAAAAATATTTTTCAACTTTTTACAAGGAGATTTTCATGGTTGACAAATTAAACGCTACTGTACCTTTACAGGGCAAAGACGGAAAAACCTATTGGCACAATATTGGCAAGGCTTTTCAAAACAAACTTGGTGGATGGGATATTATTCTGAACTCGTTACCGATTCCACAGAAAGACCAGAATGGTAATATTATTACTAAGGTGATGCTATTACCTCAAAAAGATAATCCTGGTCAATCATCTTCGCCACAATCTAATAGTCTACCGAATGACAACGTGCCATTCTAATGACTAAAAGAGTTCTGCCACGTCTAGATAATTTTGCGAGTGTCCGCCAGATCAAGAGGAAGATCAAGGGCAGCGATGTTATTTATAAAAACCGAGATGCATTAGCGAGTGAACTGATTAACATTGGTACGGCTAATATTTCGGACATCGTTGAATGGGAGGGTGGTATCGCCAAGGTCAAGGACGTGAAGGACATACCAGAGCATGCCTTATCAGCTATTAAGAGAGTTCGTATTATGAAAGATGGTACGTTAGATATCGAGATGGTTGATAAGGTTCGTGTTTTACAGATGTTGGCTAAGAGTGCTGGTCTATTGGATCAAGAGTCCGAGGGAGACAAGCCTGCAGTCATAGATATAAAAATGGTCGGACCTACCGAGGAGAAGGAATGAATAATAATTTTAGGGTTGTTTCTTTGCCAAAACATGAGGCAGAAAAATGGCTTTTACAAAAACATTATGCAAAGAGAAAAGCTCCTATATCATACTTGTTTGGCATTACTGACGGAGATTATATTTTAGGGGTTTGTTCTTTTGGATGTCCTCCTAACATGAATTATAACGATGGAAAATGTCTTTTTAATGATTTAAGTGTAAAAACACTTGAGTTAAATAGGCTTGTTGTTAATTCAAATCAACCTAAAAACACGTTGTCTTTTTTTGTAAGTCAATGCCTTAAACAATTACCAAAGCCATGTGCAGTTGTTTCTTATGCTGATCCCAATGTAAATCATTTTGGTTATATATATCAAGCAACAAATTGGTTATATTTGGGTACAAGTTCTCCAAAACATAGGTATCACTTTGAAGATGGGTCAACATTTGATATTAGGAGAGGGATACATACAAAAGGCAAGATAGTTAAAAAAGAAAAACTTAAAAGCACGTTAAGATATTTATATTTAGTTGGCACAAAGTCAGAAAGAAAAAAAATGAGATTGCACTTAAAACATTTACCTCAAAAATATCCAAAGGGAGAAGTTAATCATTATGAGTGCAAAGACTTGCGTGTACCATATCAACGAACACTGTTTGAGTATTAATAAAAAAAAGGAGTAATATGTTAACAGATCGGCAAATTAAATTAATTCAACCGCCTGCAACAGGACGTAAATCATACACTGATAGGAATGGATTATGTCTGAGAGTAACTGCGAATAACCATAAAAGTTGGAGTATCCAATATCGTCACAATGGTCGTAAGTGTAGATATACTTTGGGTAAGTACCCTTTGATATCATTAGTGGATGCTCGTAGATTAACGATATTAAAACTAAGGGAAATCATTTATGAAGATGTACAGAATGCTAGAGGAAAAACAAAAGGAAGTGCATAATCTCCAGATGAGGTTAAAGAAATGCATTGAGGAAAAAGAGAAGCTCAAGAATGGCAAGTAATATCCCAGGACTCAAACTCGACTTCAGTAAATCACCTACTGTCTGGAAGTTCCTTAATGACAACTCCTTTGTACGTGGCTTGATCGGACCGGTTGGTTCTGGGAAATCGTATGCCTGCTGTGCTGAGATATTCAAACGAGCTGTTCAACAAAAACCGAGTAAGCGAGATGGCATCAAGTATTCTCGATTTGTTATTGTAAGAAACTCGTATCCTATGTTAAAAACTACGACACTCAAAACGTGGCTTGAATTATTCCCAGAGCATATCTATGGACCGGTTCGCAATTCGCCACCCATAACGCACCACATAAAATTACCGAGTCGAGAGGGAGCTGCAGGCATTGACCTGGAAGTAATTTTCCTTGCGCTAGATCAACCTAAAGACGTTCGTAAGCTATTATCTCTTGAAGTCACCGGAGGATGGATCAATGAGGCGAGAGAATTGCCTAAGTCGATTGTCGATGGATTGACTCATAGGGTAGGACGATATCCCGTTAAGGACGATGGTGGTCCAACATGGCGAGGTGTAATTTTAGATACTAACCCTTGCGATGACGACCATTGGATATATAGATTATCCGAGAAAGAACCACCGAAAGGCAAGTTTGCGTGGAAATTTTTACGTCAACCTCCCGGAGTATTCGAGGCTAAGGACGTGCCGAAAGAAATGCCAGAGGCTCAAGGCTTTGTACACTCTGCGGGTAAATGGTGGAAAACGAATGATAAGGCTGAGAATCTTAATAATTTACCTGTGGGATATTACGAACAGTTGTTGGGTGGCAAGAATCTCGATTGGATTCGCTGTTATGCTGAGGGCAAGTTTACTTATGTGCAAGAGGGTAAGCCTGTATGGAGTGAGTATGACGATTCAAGTATGGTTGATGATTGCGAAGTATTGGACGGAGTGCCGATACAGATTGGACTTGACTTTGGACTAACTCCGGCAGCTGTATTTGCTCAGAGAACGCCCAGAGGTGTGTGGAATGTTATACATGAGCTTGTAACTTTTGATATGGGATTAGAACGCTTTTGTATATTACTCAAAGAAGATATTAATAGATTTTTTCCGAAACATGAATTGCAGGTGTGGGGTGATCCTGCGGGCGTATCCAGATCGACACTCAATGAAGAAACGTCTTTCGACCATTTAAAAACTCATGGTATTATTGCCAGACCTTGTGCAACTAATAATTTTCAAGCTAGACGAGAGGCAGTAGCAATGCCAATGACAAGGTTAATAGAGAATAAGCCAGGATTTAGAATAGACCGTAAATGTGTTCGCTTGAGAAAGTGTTTGAGTGGTGGATATCATTTTAAGCGGGTGGCTATTGGTGCCGGACAAGAGCGGTTCAGGGACACTCCAAATAAAAACGAACACAGTCACATTGGGGATGCAGCACAATATTGTTTGCTCGGAGGAGGAGAGCATAGACGAATGACCAAGGGCAACAGACCACAGCTTAAACCTTTAGTGGCGAAAACAGATTTCGATCCGTTAGCATGATAAATATTATTGTAGAAACAGTTGCTGTAATTACCGCTATCCTGAGTATCAAGTTTTATGGCGATGGATGGAAATATTCTGGATACTTTGGATTATTCTCGCAATCATGGTGGATCGCTTTTACATATTTGAATGACCACAGCACGCTATATGTTTTATGTGTTTGCATGGTATGCGTGCATATCCGCAACATTTTTAAGATGAATAAATGAATTTACCGAATAAGAAATATAACATCATTTATGCTGACCCACCCTGGTCATATAGAGATAAGGCTTTGTCCGGCAATCGAGGTGTTATATTTAAATACGCAACGCAAAGCAATCAATGGTTAAATGATCTTTCTATTAAAGACATTGCCGATAATGATTGCGTTTTATTTTTGTGGGTAACCATGCCAAAGTTAAGCGAGTGTTTTGATCTCATAAAAAAATGGGGGTTTGAATATAAAACGTCAGCATTTACATGGGTAAAGAAAAATAAAAAATCAGATAGTTGGTTCTGGGGAATGGGTAATTGGACGAGAGCTAATTCAGAATTGTGTTTACTTGCGACAAAAGGAAAGCCTAAAAGATTATCAGCCTCAGTTCATTCAGTAGTTGATACGTCAATAGAACAACACTCTAAAAAACCAAACTGTGTGAGAGATAGAATAGTTGAGCTGTGCGGTGATTTGCCTCGTATAGAATTATTTGCCAGACAAAAAACTCCAGGTTGGGATGTATGGGGTAATGAGGTTTAGATGATAACTTGCGATGAATTAAACTATCTTATGGGTCTTGATGGTATAAATTACAAATTAGTTCCGTTTCATTATACGCACTTAAACATGATGGAATTTAGAGAGGCTGACAATCTATTAATGAAAAGTTTTAAAAACTATGACGAGCAAATTAAAACAAACCCTTTGGAGGGATTATCTTTTTCAGGATTATGTTATGGAGAGATTGTCTGTTGCTTTGGCATACTACCCTTGTGGGAGGGAGTTTACGAGGCGTGGTTATTACCATGCAAACATCTAACTAAAAATAAATTTAAGTTTCACAGATCAAGTTTAAAGTTTTTTGAGTATGTTGCTGATAGATTAAATATACATAGATTACAGATAAATGTTAGTAGTCATAATTGCCTAGCATACAAATGGGCAAAAAAGTGCTACTTTACTGAGGAAGGATTATTGCGAAAGTATGGTCCAGATAAAACCGACTATCATATTATGAGTCGTTTATTTTAACATTAACCCAAGGAGATGATATGGGTGGATTTTTTTCAAAACCAAAAGTGGCACCACCACCAGGTCCATCAAAAGCTGAACTTGATGCTGTTGCTCGTAGAGAGGCTCAAGCTGAAAAAGAAAAAGCACGAGAGTCAAGAGAGATTGCAGCTAGAAAAAGAACGAGACGAGGGTCTGCGTCCTTGATGACCGCCTTTGTTGGTAGAACACCAGAAACGCAGCAAGCTCAAGAAACACTAGGACCGGGTAGAAACCCTAGAAGTTATGGCTAAAAAATATATTAGAAACCCTAAAAAAAGGAGAGACGATGCCAAAAGTAATGTACAAAACTAAGGATGGTATGAAAACTAAAATGTTTCCGTATACAAAAGCAGGTACGGAAAAAGCTAAATCATTTGCTAAATTAGTGAATGGTAAAGTTGATATGTCAATGAAAGGACCTTTTAAGAAAACACCTTCTAACATAGCAAAAAAAGTAAAATCAACCCCAAGCAAAAGTTTTAAAAAAGCAGTTAAAAGAGCACAAAATTAAGTATGCTGAAAAAACACAAAAATCCTAAAGGTGGTTTGACTCAAGCAGGTCGTGATCATTTTAAAAGAACAGAAGGGTCTAACCTAAAGCCACCTGTAAAAACAGGAACGAATCCGAGACGAGTTAGTTTTGCTGCACGTTTCTCTGGAATGAAAGGACCTATGAAGAATCCAGATGGGACACCCACTAGAAAAGCATTAGCACTACGAGCATGGGGATTTAGAAATGTAGAGTCGGCTCGTAACTTTGCAAACAAACATAAGAAGGCATAATGGCAAAACTACAACCAGAACAACTTAAAAGAAAATACGATTTAAACAATAGCCAAAAGGATAATTGGAGATCCATTTACGAAGACGCATACCGTTATGCGTTACCAATGCGCAATCTCTACGATGGATACTACGAGTCTAATACACCCGGTCAAGATAAAATGGCGAGAGTGTTTGATTCCACAGCTATAGATAGCACTCAAAAATTTGCGAATAGATTGCAGAGCGGCTTATTTCCACCTGCTACACAGTGGTGTCGTTTAGTTCCTGGTTCAGAAATACCGAAAGAAAGACAAATAGAAACACAACAAATTTTAGATGGCTATGCTACCAGAATGTTCGACATTATGAGACAATCAAATTTTGACCAGGCAATGGGTGAATTTCTTTTAGAATTAGCGATTGGTACAGCGGTTATGTTGGTACAACCTGGAGATGAAATAACACCAATACGATACACTGCTGTACCAACTTTCTTAGTTACCTTTGAGGAAGGTCCATTTGGTACTGTCGATAAAGTTTATAGAAGAATGAAAAAACCTTACGGAGTATTAGACCAAGAGTTTCCAGATGTAAAAATACCACAAGAGATGAAAAGCAGTTACATAGGTCGAGAGAACGAGATGGTTGAATTGATTGAGGGAACGTATTATGACAAGGATACCGGAAGGTGGCATTATCAGATTGTTGACTATAATGGTAAGAATGAACTTGTCTATAGAGATTTAAAATCGTTTCCCTGGATCGTAGCACGTTACATGAAAGCGGCTAACGAAAGATATGGTCGAGGTCCTGTTTTAACTGCATTACCTGATATTAAAACTTTAAACAGAGTTCTTGAGTTAACACTGAAGAATGCGTCACTAACCATTGCAGGTGTATATACTGCTGTAGATACAGGGGTAATTAATCCCGGCTCAATAAACTTAGTTCCTGGTGCCATCATACCGGTCAACTCCAACGGAGGACCGAGGGGTGCTGATTTACAACCTTTACCACGTTCAGGCGATCCACAGTTATCTCAGATTGTAGCTAATGATTTACGAGTGAATATTAAGAAAATTATGTTAGACGAATCCTTGCCACCAGATACTATGTCAGCTCGAACTGCACTTGAGGTTGCCGAGAGAATGAAACAGCTATCGCAAAACTTAGGAGCTGCCTTTGGTCGATTGATTAATGAGACTATGTATCCTGTAGTCAGACGAACTTTAGAGGTTATGGACGGACTCGGCATCATTCAATTACCACTGAAGGTAAACGGACTACAAGTTAAGATACAGCCGATAGGCGAACTCGCAATGGCAAGCAATATGACTAAGGTAAATCAAATTATGCAATACGCACAAATAGCCAGCTCTCTTGGACCAACAGGGCAGATGACTATTAAGGTTGAAATGATTGCCGATTATATTGCGGACGCTATGGGTATACCAGCAGATATTAGAACTACTTATGAAGAACGACAACAAATGCAACAAGTCATGGCAGAGCAAGCTCAGATGATGGCTCAACAGCAACAGGCACAGCAAGCACCACCGCAGGAGGAGCAGTGATGACTTTAAATTATGGGGGATATGAACCAACACTATGGAGGGTAAAAAAAAATGAAAGCAACAAACGAACAACAAAAAAACATAAATAGTCCAGGTTGGGAAGGCTTAGATGCAACACCCAACCCTAACCAAAGAATAGAACCAACAGAATTAGATAAACTATATCAAAGAGTTTTTTCATCGCAAGATGGGAAAAAATTACTGATACATCTTAAGACTACTTATCTCGATACTCCGACATGGAGTCCAGGTTATGAGGCGAGCTATGGGTGGTTCCGAGATGGTCAGAATACTATTATTCGAGATATATTAACCAGAATGAGGAGGGCAAATTATGATCGAGAATGAAGAAACAAAACAAGAAGAACAAACGGAACAAGCACCAGAACAACAAACTGACGAATCAAAAGGCTTGATGGCTGACGTTGAACAGAAAGCTGAAGAAGTTGTTGATGATGGTATGCCAACAGGTAAACAAGAGGATATCTATGACGGAGAGGATCTAGAAAATCTTGAATTTACCAGACCAGAAACATTTCCAGAAAAATTCTGGGATGAGAAGGATGGTCCAGACGTTGAAGGTTTAGCCAAGGCATACGGAGAACTTGAAAAGAAATTTCACTCTGGCAATGGTAAAGCTCCTAAAGAATATAGTTTAGACAATGTAAAAGAAATGGGGTTTGCTGAGGACGACCCTGTAGTGAATACGTTTAAAGAATGGAGTAAGGCTAACAATGTACCACAGGACGCTTTCGATGAATTGGCAGGTAAAATTGCTGAGATGGGTATGGAGGCTCAACAAGGTGAGGAGATACACATCAAAGAAGAAAAACAGAAACTAGGAGAAAATGCCGATAACATTATTGGGTCTAATGTTAAATGGGGTAGAGGTTTAGTTAGCAAGGGTGTGTTATCCGAGGACGATTACAATGAGCTTGAGGTATGGGGTGGCACAGCCTCTGGTCAAAGACTTCTAAATAAATTTAGAGGCATGATGGGAGAACGTGAGATTCCAACTGCTACAGTAGAAGGTCAGCGTATGGATGAGGATGAGCTGAAAGCATTAGTTGCCGATCCTCGCTATGCTAATGACGAAAGATTCCGTAAGGACGTAGAACGTAAGTTTGTGGAGTATTACGACAAAAGATGAGGAACTATAAGAGCGAATACCAAAAATTTCAATCTAACTCGCAACAAAAAAAAGATAGAGTCAAGAGAAATAAAAACCGCAGGTTGTTGATGAAAAAAGGTTTAGTCAGAAAAGGTGACCGAAAGGATATTGACCACAAAGATGGTAATCCACAGAACAACAACTCATCAAATCTGCAAGTGGTATCTCGTTCTTATAATCGAGCTAAAAGATAAATGAAAAGCAAAAAACCAATTCACATAATACCTTTACAGAATTGTGGTGGAGAACGATTTCCGAATAATAAACGCAGATTAAATACCTATAAAAGTCCGGTTGTTTATTTCGGAAAAAGTTCGACTTGAAAATTATCTAAAAAAAAGTTATAAATATACTATTAACTCACAACCCTTTCAGGGCGGGTTTGGCTACTCAGAAATGAGTCGTTGCAAGAACGTAATCTTGTAGCCAAGGCTGAATTTTTTCAATAACCGATAGGCGATTAGTTTTTATATTTAACTTTAATAAGGAGTACAAATGAGTACAGGATTATCAACTGCATTTATTACTTTGTTTGAGGCTGAAGTAAAACAGGCTTATCAAGGTGATGCGGTATTAAGAAATGCTGTCCGTATGCGAACTAATGTGAGTGGCTCTACTGTTAAATTTCCGACTATCGGAAAAGGTGTATCTTCAGTAAGAACACCTCAAACAGACGTTGTTCCATTAAACACCACATTCGGATCAGTAACCGCAACTATGACAGATTACATAGCGGCGGAGTATAGCGATATTTTCGATCAAGCAAAAGTAAACTTCGATGAGAGACAAGAGTTGGCTCAAGTCGTTGGTAAAGCGATTGCTCGTAGAGAAGATCAAATAATAATCGATGTTATGGAGGCAGCGTCTCCAGGAACTACTATTGCTAACACTGTAGTAACTTCTGGCTCAGCAGCTGCTAGTGACTTAAACATTGGTAAAATCATTGCAGCTAAGAAAGCTCTTGATGCAGCTAATGTTCCTCCAACAGACAGACATGCAGTTATTCATGCGAATAACCTAGCGGGTCTACTTGGTGATGAAAGAGCTATTAGTGGTGATTTCCAAAACATCAAAGCACTTGTTGCTGGTGAACTAAACACCATGATGGGTTTTCAGTTTCATATCGTAGGTGATAGAGACGAAGGCTCTTTAGCTATTGATGGATCGAGTGATAGAAATACTTTCTTCTTTCATAAGTCATCAACAGGCTGTGGTGTTTCTGTAGCTCCAAAAGTGGAAGTAAATTACATTCCTGAGAAAACTTCATTCTTAGTGAGTGCGATGTACTCTGCCGGTGCTGCGGTGATCGATACTGCCGGTTTAGTAAAAGTAACTTGTAGAGAGTCTTAGGAGGTAATTATATGGCATTCGCAAGAGCGGGTTGGAACCCGATTGGTGGTATGAGTAAACGAGGTAGTGCGCCGCAAATGTGGTCGTACACTTCAACTGATGCTATCGCAACTGTTAATACAGCAGCTTATTTCAACAGTGTATCTGATGAAGTAAAAGTTGGTGATCTAATTTATGTTCATGACTCAAATACACCTACTGCATCTTTAGTCGTTGTTTTAAGCAACGCCTCTGGTGTAGTCGATGTGAGTGACGGAACAGCAATTAGTGTTGCTGACGCTGACTAAATAGTAAACTGTGGGGAGCTTAGGCTCCCTACTTTTAATTAAGGAATTTTTTATGGCAGCCGGAGATACTCAAGTCAGCATAGCAAATCAGGCTTTGCTTTTATTAGGAGCTGACACAATATCAAATTTTACTAACGGAACCGCTGTCGGTAATGCATGCTCAATCATATATCCAAAAGTTAAAGCAACGACTCTCGGCATGTATCCCTGGAGTTTTTCTTTAAAGAAGGCTGAGCTTTCTCGATTATCCACAGCACCAACAGCACATTTTCAATATCAATACGCCCTCCCCCCTGATATGTTGAACAGTGTGCCAAGGACAGTATTTGCAAGTGGTAGTCGAGGCTCGCCATCTATAATTGATTGGACCATTCAAGGACAAACACTTTTAACAGACCGAGACCAGATATTTGTAGATTATCAGCAAGACATCGTTGAGGGTAAGCTACCCACTTATTTTATTCAACTCCTTGTCTATATGTTAACTTGGAACTTAGCAGAGCCAATAACGGATCAAACCGAAAAGGGTGCGTATTATAAACAGATAGCACTCGGTACTGTTGCTGAGAACAACAGAGGTGGATACTTTAGAACAGCTATTAATTTAGATGGTGCAGGTGAATCGCCACCTGTTATTGCTCAATATCTACTTACGGAAGTTAGAAACTAATGTCGAGGATAGTTCAGTATCAATCCTCATTCACTATGGGTGAGTTCGATCCACTTGTTAAGGGTCGGGTTGAAATATCTCAATATCAGAACGCATTAGAGAAGGCAACAAACATTGTATGTATTCCACAAGGAGCTATTGAACGTAGACCAGGCACACAATTTCTTTTAGATATTACGTCTCACTTAGGTTCTGGCATAACAGCTCAACAAGGTATAAGACTTATTCCTTTTGAATTTTCGACTACTGATTCTTTTATGTTAGTATTTGTAAAACTATCAACTGCATCAAGTAACAATACTCGCATGTTTGTCTTTAACAATGGATCATTAGTTGCCAATATCAACGGATCTGGAAACAATTACCTTACCCTTTCTTTTGGTAATATCTCATTTGACAAGATATCCTTTACGCAATCAGCAGACACACTCATAATTATTAATGAGGATTTAGCACCTATTAAGATTGTAAGAGGTGCAAGCAATACGGCATGGACAGCATCAACTATTTCATTAACGTCACCCAAACATGCATTTGATTTAAATAAGACTACGCCTTCTGGAACATTAACGGCATCGTCTATTGATGGCACTGCCGATGTCACAGCCTCAGCTCATGTATTTCATGATGGTGAAAGCGATACCGCTCAAGCCGGTGGCTCTAATACAATTACGTTACATAGTGGAGCCTCAAGTAATGATGATATTTATAATGGGTCAACTATTAAGATTACGGGAGGTACCGGCTCTGGACAAACTAGAATTATATCCGATTATGTACACTCAACCAAAGTAGCCACTGTCTCAGAGAATTGGACTACGCAACCAGATAACACATCGACATTTACAATTACAAGTATGGTTGGACAATATATACAATATCTTAATGGATTTGGTCGAGCTAAAATTATTGAGGTTGAATCATCTACTAAAGTAAAAACTAATGTAGAAGTTCCGTTTTATAGTACGTCAGCCGAAAGTGGTTACGAATTAGAATTTGGTTATGAGGATGTATTCAGTGCCGATAGAGGCTTTCCCAGAAGTGCAGTATTTCATGA